ATAGAAATTACAGGGTCTTTTGAAAGTTTTTTGGCAGACAACCTTTTTTTAAACTTCGCTGCAATTGCAGCACAAAGAATAGCTTCTGATATATCTCCTTTATTGAATCTTACTGCCATTAACTTTTTGACTATTTATTTCTAGATATGCCAACTTAATTCCTTTTTGCTCTAATACAATCTTCTTTGCCTCGGTCATCTTCTTATGATAAAAGATAATCGGTTGTTCTAATCCTATGTCGCCACTCATTCTTCTTCCTCCATATTCTTTGGTTTACCAAAAGTTTTATATTCTAGTTGCTGTTTTAAAAAGTCAACTTGTAACTTTAAACTTTTGTTTTCTTTTTCAAGAGCATTGATGTGCTCTTCATAAACATGAATCATATTTTCCAATTGTTCATTTTTTAATTCTAACTCATAATCCATAGGGGGTATAGTATATTATAAATTTAATATTTTCTTAATTATCTATCATCTGCTGCTCTGTTCTCTGAATGGTAAACATCAAAGTCTCCACCAGGATATCTTTTCTTTAATTTTTCTACATTACCTGCTACTACATCTTCAAGTGAAACATCAAGTGCAGCACACGCTTGCATCACATACCACATAACGTCACCCAACTCAATAATAAGATGTTCTCGATTGTCGTCGTTCCAAGGCTTACCTTGGAAAACCATCTTCTTAACGATCTCCATAAATTCACCACCTTCAGCACTAATGCCAACAGCAGCAGTAAGAAGCCGCTCAATATTGGCACCCTTTCCATTAAGGGAACTAATGCTTTCAACAAAACATTGATAATCTTTACTGGGATGGGATGTGACACCATCCACGAATATAGCATACTTAGAAAAGTCAATTTTTTTAGTCATTAGAATTTAAACTCTGCGAAAGATTTTTTAAACGGTTTCTTATCTTCATCATTATACTCTTCGTCTTTTTTGTTGTCAAGTATATCGTCTTGTGCTTGTTGCTCACAGTCATATAATCTCATCTTTGCACGGTCAACCCCTACAACAAACCTCTTGTATATGGTCGGGTCGTTGTAACGATTCTTAAGTTGTTTGACCATAATTTGATTTAACGTCTCAAGTTCCTCCGTACTAATGAGAGCGAACATAAGATCAGCAGTGGCAGGGAGACCAAAGGATTCTGACGTATCAGTAAGGTCAATGTCACTACTACTATAGCCACTACGAGTCGTCTGAGTAGCGGAGACGATAGGTACATTAGCCTCAACTGCAAGACCACGGAGTTCCTCAGCAATGGCCTTAATATACGAGTAAGAATTGACATTTGAACCAGCCCTATAACGAGAAGATGCACATATGTTTAAGTAGTCTATGAATATTATATCAGGTTTGAAAGACTTTTTCAAGGCAAGTTCGTTTAATAAAGCCTTGAAGTGTCCTGAGTGTGCAGACGCAGTGGGATATTCTTTAATAATTAAAGACCCTTGAGTCTTCTTTGCAAGATTAGTTACCTTGCCTTCAAAGATTGGTTTTGGTAAATCAACAATCTCTTGTATATTTACATTTAAAAGATTTGCATCAATTCTTTCTGCAATCTTTTCTTCTGCCATCTCTAATGTTATGTATAAGACGTTCTTTCCTTCTAAAAGAACAGAACTAGCATGATGACACATAAACAGAGATTTACCAACCCCAGTGCCTGCAAGTGCGATATTGAGCGTCTTGTTCGGAAGACCTCCTTTTGTAATCTTATTAAAGTATTCAAGGTCGAATTGAATTCGACTTTCTTTCCTGTTGTAAAGTTCGTATCGTTCTTCATAGTCCTCTAAGTAATCGTGGCCTACATTGCGATTAAAGGATACAGATAATGCGTCAGATAGAATTGTTGGTATTGCATCACGATTCTTTTTGTCATCTTGTCCATCTGCTATTTTGATTGATTCCATCAATGCCAGATAGATTGCTCGGTCTCGACACCATTTTTCCGTTGTGTCACTCAACCATTCAAAGTCACATTCAATATCTTCCAGTTCATTTATCGTTCCGTATATATTTTTGACTTCATCTTGTGTGATATCACGTCTGTCTTCAATCTCAATCTGGAGTACTTCTTTTGTTATCAAACTATTGTACTCTGCTGCATATTTAGTAATATGTTCAAATACAACTCTCTCATTCCGATCATTGAAGTAATCTGGTTCAATAAAAGGCAATACTTTTCTAAGATATTCTTCGTTGTAAACTAAGTTTCTTAAGATAACTTTTTCAATACGATCCATTTAAATATAATGAAAATAAGTAGTCAAGATATATTTTGTACCTGATTTAACTGGTAGACCAGCATGAGGAAATGTCCATAGACTTGGAAAAACTAAAACACTACCAGTCTTCGGATGAATCATTTTACCGTCAACAAACTCTGTCTCTCCTCCAGTAAAATTATCGTTGAGGTAAACAAGAAAGGCAAGCCATCTTCTTGCAGATGCGTAATCAGATACATCAACATGAGTGTCAAATGAATCTCCGACATCATATTTTTTAACACGCATCTCTTCAAATCCATATTTCGGAGGTAGTATGTCATCATAGTATCCTATATCAGTCAGATACTTCATACCTATCTCAGAAAATTTTTTATACAGACTAGTATATTCTGGCAGATTACCTATATTCCTTTGATAAAAATTAGGTCTATGATCTCTTTCGATTCTTTCATTCTCTTCATCTACTAAACTTATAAGTTGTGAACATGTTGACTCAGAAAGAAAGTCATCATAGGTCTCAACGAAGTCACTCTCCGTAACTAAATTCTTCATTCGATGCTTCTTCAAGTTTTTCCATTACTTCTTCCGTGAAATACTTTTCTGGATCCTTAAGTATTGCAGAAGGAAATACACTGCTATCACCAACAACGATCCGATTTCCTTTGCGCTCAAAGACTCCATGCTTTTCACCCAACTCCAAAAGTCCGTAATATCTATCGAGTCCACGCTCGTCGTAATAAAGTCTAATTTCAACTTCCTTGTTCTCCTTGCTTAAACGTGATTTATGAGTCTTTGCTTTGATAATATTTCCGATGACTTCCTTACCATCCTTCTCTTTCTTTTTGCTGAGATAAACGATTGTACTTGCTGCGTACTTGAGTCCGCTACCTCCTCCCATTTCTTTAGTTGGAACATAAGCTCCGATGACATCATACGTGTGATTTGTGACAATGAGTGGGACATTTGCTTGACCTAATTTAAGAGTTAACATTCTAAACGCACCTTTCACAAGTTGAGATTTAGTCATATCACGGACTTGTTTATCATCCAGTGCATCTCGAATCTCTTTCTCTGTTGAAAGCATACCTAAAGAGTCTAGCACAAACATACAAGGTTTACGCTCTTCTTCATCTTTTTTTAAGTATATATCAACTGCCTTAAGTGCCTTTCCACGAAACTCTTCGATTGTTACAACATTTACAACAACCAACCGTGTCGTATCAATTCCACGAGACTCCAGTAATCCTTTATTGACGGCTGCTTCAGTGTCAAAATAGAGACAATACCCATCAGGGTTAGTGTCCAGAAAGTTTTTGACAATAGCAAGCGAGAAATAAGTTTTACCAGTACTCGACTCACCAGCAATGGCAGTAATACGATTGCTGCTAACCCCGCCAAGAATAGACCCACTAATGAGTCCATTAAAAATGTAGGATCCAGTGTCAATGAATCTTTCAGTTTCATCAATATCTGACGCAATCTGCGTATATTCATCCCCGATCTCTTTTACTATCTCTTTTAAAAAGTCCATACTATGTTTCAATGTTGTATTCAATAGTTACTGTTTTAGATGTCTTACCTTCACTATTTCCATAATGACTATAAGTAATCTTTCCTCTCAATTGTTTTGCGATGTCATCAAGTTCCTGTAGAAGTTCTCTTTCAAGATCATCTGTAGGATCAAAGTGTTTATCTATTCTCATTATATCACCATATTGTGTTCTTCGCGAAGAATCCTTTTATAGGGCCCTCCGGGATTTGCATCCATCACCTCTTGAACTAACTTCATCTTACTATACAAATCACCACACTTATCTTCACTCTTTCGACATCTCCATAGTGCAGTAACTATGTAGTCGAACTCTTGTTTGTCAATTGGTAAGTCCATTATGTAAAAAATAGTTCAAGGTTTACGGTTTTTTCGACATTCCACCCAATCGCATCAAGTATTGCTTTGAGTGGTTCAACGAAACTCTTCTCAAATTGTAGATCATAATCTATGTACTTGTCAAGTCCAAGTTCCTTTGGAAAGTCTTGAATGAATGATATTACATTCTCACGAATAATGTTTGGCTTCTTAAGATATATGAATTTAATCTTCTCACCATTACCAATCAATGAATACTTACGATCAAGTTTATTCTTCTTGATATAATGATTGAAAAGTAATGCACCCCGACAATGTATTGGTGTGCCCTTCATATAGATGTCAGTATAGTTGTAATACTTTTTGACATTCGACACAGTGCGAGGAAATGCAATCTCTTCTGGTGGAAGTGTCTTGAACTTTGCACGACAATCATCAATGAATTTAATTACATCTTCTTCTGTACCATTCATCATCAACTTGAGTCCATCCTTAATCATAGTGCGACAAGGTGCTGGAGTTGATGACTTGACTGCCTCAATGCCCATCATCTTCAATTTAGGTTCTTCGTATCTTACACCTTCACTATCCCATACGTTTAGAATATATCTTTTCTTTGCTGTCCAAATTCCACGCTCTGCAATATTCTCTCGCTTCACAATTCCGAAGAT